AATATTATAGCGGATGGCCGCCACGTGTGCGATGAGGATTGAAAGTTCTATAGAGACTTCTAGTATATATAGTACCCCTTTACCCCAATTCATAGCACAGATTTGAGAGAGCTCAATCGGGGTACACCCTTCTTATTACAAAAATGCCATCAGTTAAGCGTTTCAAAGTCTCAGCCAAAAACTATTTCATAACCTATCCACAGTGCTCTCTGACAAAAGAAGAGGCACTTTCCCAATTACAAAACCTAGCAACTCCAGTTAACAAGAAATTCATCAAGATTTGCAGAGAGCTTCATGAGAATGGGGAGCCTCATCTCCATGTGCTCATACAGTTCGAGGGAAAATACCAGTGCACGAATTACAGATTCTTCGATCTGGTCTCCCCAACCAGGTCAGCACATTTCCATCCGAACATACAGGGAGCTAAATCCAGCTCCGACGTCAAGTCCTACATCGACAAGGACGGAGATACACTGGAATGGGGAGAATTCCAGATCGACGGAAGATCTGCTCGAGGAGGCCAGCAGTCTGCTAATGATTCATATGCCAAGGCGTTAAATGCAGATTCTGTTCAATCTGCCATGTCCATTTTAAAGGAAGAACAGCCAAAGGACTTCGTCTTGCAGAATCATAACATCCGCTCCAATCTCGAGAGAATATTCGCAAAGGCTCCGGAACCATGGGTTCCTCCGTTTCCACTCTCCTCTTTCACAGCCGTTCCCGACGAGATGCAGGAGTGGGCGGATGATTATTTTGGGAGAGGTTCCGCTGCGCGGCCAGAAAGACCATTGAGTTTGATAGTAGAAGGTGACTCGAGGACAGGGAAGACGATGTGGGCACGTGCGTTAGGCCCACACAACTACCTCAGTGGACACCTGGACTTCAATGGTCGGGTCTACTCGAACGACGTCGAGTATAACGTCATTGATGACGTCGCACCGCAATATCTAAAGCTAAAGCACTGGAAAGAATTGCTGGGGGCCCAAAAGGACTGGCAGTCAAATTGCAAATACGGCAAGCCTGTTCAAATTAAAGGTGGAATCCCAGCAATCGTGCTTTGCAATCCTGGTGAGGGTGCCAGTTATAAAGAGTTCCTGGACAAAGAGGAAAATGCAGGACTAAAGAATTGGACTCTCAAGAATGCGATCTTCATCACCCTCACAACCGCCCTCTATCAAGACAGCACACAGGCAGGCCAAGAAGAGGGCGATCAGGAGGCGCAGGATTGATCTGCAGTGCGGGTGCTCCATCTACTTCCACATAGGCTGTACGGGACATGGATTCACGCACAGGGGAACTCATCACTGCACGTCAGGCGGAGAATGGCGTGTATATCTGGGAGATCGAAAATCCCCTGTATTTCAAGATATACAGAGTAGAGGACCTGTTGTACACCAAAACGAGGGTATACCACGTACACATACGGTTCAACCACAACCTGAGGAGAGCGTTGCATCTCCACAAAGCCTACCTGAACTTCCAAGTCTGGACGACATCGATGACAGCTTCTGGGTCAATCTATTTAGCTAGGTTTAGGCATTTGGTCAACTTGTACTTAGATCAATTAGGAGTGATTTCATTAAACAATGTAATCAGGGCTGTTCGATTCGCGACAGACAGATCGTATGTAAATCATGTACTGGAAAATCATTCAATAAAATTCAAATTTTATTAATTCATGATCGAATCGTAGAAATAGATCCGAATCTTCAAAGTTGCATACACAGGGTTAGACGCATGAGTACATGCCATATACAATAACAGGGCGTTCTCCGTGTGGTTCTCGTACTTGCCAGCCTCTTGGTGGTTGTACACCACATGAGTGTTGACCTTCCAGAACCTCTTGACTATCGCCTGCTCGTTGCTGGCATACTGTCCACCTGTCACCTTGCCATAGAACTTGTGCATAACCTGGTAACGATCGCGGAGATCGTTCTTCACAGTGGCAGTGCTCGGCTCGTTGTCGAACATGTTGAACACCTGACCGAAATCCATAGGCGTGCCATACGGTCTACGATCTCTGACCAACCAGAACATGACACTGTTCGTGTGGTTCTTCAGCTTGATGTTCTCGTCCATCCAGATCTTCCCTAAAATATACACAGACTTGACACAAAAACGCTTACCCACACGGTGGGTAATGCCATTACCACGTGTAACATCAGAGATGCACATGACCTTGCCGACATGTGAGATGTCGTGACGCTGTTCGTACGACTGCACTTTACAAGGCCCTTCACAGCCTCTGGGCACATCGGGTGTCCTGAGTATGCGGTATATCCTGGGCTTCCTGTACATGGGCCTGTTCGCCCATTCAGAGGCCTTGTTAACTCTTGGCCCACTACCTGCACGAGGAGAATAGTTAGCGTTGCGGCTAACCTTTGAGGTTCCCGCCATCGAGCGCCATGGCAGATCGCGCTTAGGCATTTTGGGTTAAAGACAGTGGGCCAATGGGCTTTTCATTTATAGACGGCCCAACAACTTCGCGCCCAAGTTGTTCAAAATATCTAGGCTCGTCAGGCGCATTCTGATTGGACACAGGCGCCAGGGACCACCTTTAATTCGAAATTAAAGGACGAGGGAGCGCGCGAGAGTGTACGGCACCAGGGGGGGGGCGCGCGGCCATCCGGT